ACCGACGCCGGTCTTAATTGGAGCGGATGCGAATGTAAAGTTACGGATAGGGAGCACGAGTGCGTGGGTATTACCTGATGTAAATTCAGATGCCAAGTATTTAGAATTTACAGGAGTTGGATTAGGGGCGTTAGAGAGGGCGTTAGTAGAGAAGCAGACGCAGATGGCAAGTTTATCTGCGCGGATGCTTGACAATTCGCGTTATGGCAGTGAGGCAGTTGACACTGTACGGTTACGATACATGAGTGAGGTAGCTGGCTTAACTACCTTAGTACGTACGGTTGAGTCAGCCTTAACGCGGAGTTATCGATTCATAGCGGAGTCATTAGGGGCGAATCCGGATGACATATACATATCGTTCAACAAGGATTTTCTTGATGATCGATTAACTACGCGCGAGGTACTTGATTTAGTATCTGCGTATCAGACTGGGGGAATAAATGCACAGACATTAGTCTACAACTTAAAGCGTGGTGATGTCTTATCGCCAGAGGACAGTGATTTAGAGATCATAGATGAATTAGAAAAGGATAAGGAAGATGCCAGAAGGATTGCAGGAGGCCTCGGTCTCGACGATGACGACGGAGACATTGACGAGCCCGACCGACGCGGAGCGACCGACGTTGACAGCGAACCAATCGCGAAGCCGAGAACCGCAAAGTCCGCATCGAGAGGAGCGGTCATTTCCGGAGCAAAGCCTAACCGGAGCAGATATTAATTTTTACAAGGAGCGAGTAAGTCAGTTACAAGGGAAGGTAGATGAGTTTCGTGCGAACAATATTTTACTAATGAAGGACAAGGAATCATTAACGGAGAGGGTAACAAAGATGAGCGACGAATTAAATGAAGTAAAAGGAAATGTAGTGAGCAAGGACGAATCGATTAGTTTGTTAGAGAAGATGAAGGGGGAGTATGAAGCGAGCATCGGACTATTATCGCAGAGTGTAATGACGATTGCGGCTAAGTTTAATGATGTATTGATCAAGAATACGGTACAGGATGTAGCATTAAAGGAGGGAGTAATTCCTTCTGCATTAGAGGATGTTACATTACGCATTAAAAATAATGTAGAAGTTGTTGATAATGCACGAGTTATCGTATATAATCAAGATAAGAAAGAGATTAGTGTTACAGATTGGCTTGGTGAATTGAAGAAAAGTGCGCCGCATTTATTTTATCAGAGTACAGGTGGTGGTGCGAAAGGAAATGTTGGCACTACAGTAACGGATGATTCAGCCATGAATTCGGTACAGAAGATTTTGGCTGGGTTAAGCAAGTTAAAGTGATAAATAATCAGGGATTATTTATCGTCTCCAGTGGAGCAAGGTCGATTACAAGTTTTTACAATCATAGTATACGTAGGAGATAGATAGATGGCAAGTGTATCGTTAGCAGAGTCGGCGAAGTTAACTCAGGATTTGTTAATTCGCGGTGTGATTGAGAGTGTTGTAACGGTCAATCCGATTTTCGAGATGTTTCCGTTCATGGAGATTGATGGTAACGCCTTAAGTTACAATCAGGAGAATGCGTTAGGGGATGTACAGGTTGGTACGGTTGGTACGCAGATTACTGCGAAGGCTGCTGCGAGCTTTACGAATCGTACTGCAAGTTTAACCACGATTTTAGGTGATGCTGAGATCAACGGATTAATTGAGGCGACGCGGTCGAACATGCAGGATCAGCGTGCGATTCAGATTGCATCGAAGGCGAAGAGTATTGCGCGTGCGTATCAGCAGTATATGATTACTGGGACTGGGGCGAGTGAGCAGTTTCCTGGGATCAACAAGTGGATTACGGACACGGCAGCGAATCAGTTAGTTTATGGTTCGGCGGCGGCATCGGCGTCTACCATTGGCACATTGACTTTGGATGCGCTGGATGCGATGATTGACTTGATCAAGGACAAGGATGGTCAGGTTGATTATATGTTAATGAATGCGCGCACGAAGCGGAGTTATTATAGTTTGTTACGTGGTCTTGGTGGAGCGAGCATTGGTGAAGTTGTGACTTTGCCTTCTGGTCGTCAAGTTCCTGCGTATCGTGGAATTCCGATTTTCACCAACGACTACATTCCGATCAATGAAACTGTGACGACCGGTACAGGTGGTACGACTACTTTAAGTACGACGTGCACATCGGTGTATGCAGGCACATTTGATGATGGCAGCGGCATGCACGGTATCAGCGGATTGACGGCGCGTGGTTCGGCGGGCATTCGGGTTGAGAATGTTGGCTTGAAAGCGGACTACGATGAATCGATCATTCGTATCAAGTTTTACTGCGGCATGGCCTTATTCAGCACGCTGGGTGTTGCGCGATTAGCTGGTATTACTAACTAGGATGAGTAGTCAGCCTTATGCATCCGTCGAAGAGGCGGATGCGTATTTTACTGAGGGCTATGGTTATGACAGCTGGCTCAGTACGTCGCCGAAATTAAAGTTACTAGTTTCGGCGACGAGGCTGATGGACCGGTACATCAGTTGGAAGGGCACAAAGACTGATGTTGCGCAAGAGTATAAATGGCCTAGGACTGGAGTGTACGATGAAGAGATGCAACTTATTGCGTCGGATTCAATTCCAGTTTTTGTGCAGCATATATGCTGTGAACTTGCTTATCAGTTGCTTATTTACGGGGGATTTGAGGGACCTGAGGTACCTGTGGTATTTCAGGCAGGCTCTTTAAAGGTACAGAATGATATGTCACGAGTATCGGATAATGTATTTACTGATCAGATACGCGCGATGATTAGCAGTAGTGGTGGAGCGATTGAGGTATTAGGTTCGTCGCGCGGAGCTTCTATTGTAAACGTATCTAGGAGTTAGGATGTCGCGGTTCAATTTACGAATTCCATCGCGATACACGCAGCAGGGTATAATCACAGAGATCAATTCACAGTATGACATTGAGACAGGAGGATATTCAAATTATGCCGCGCGGCAAGAAACGGTGTCGTTAGTAATCGACCGGTATGAGTATTCATTAATTGACGGGGACAAGATTAGGGAATCCGATTTTCGGATGATCTACATTCCCGAAGCTGGGGCGGTTGCGCCAGCGATCAACAGCCAGTTAGTTTTATCGAGCGGTGCCACGTACAAGATGATCAGTGTAAATCCGACATATGTTGGATCTGAGTTACAAGTTGTTGAGGCACAATTAAGAGAGGATTTTTCATAATGCTGACTATAGTGAGGAATATTGTGAACAGACTTAGAGAGCCGTCTACGTGGGCAGGTGTATCTGCATTAGCGATGTTATTTGGAGTTCCGCCCGGCACTGTAGATGCACTAGGTCAAGTTGTAATTGCGTTGACCGGTGCAGCAAGTATTATCTTACCTGAGTTAGGTTCGGTAGTAAAAGAAGAATAAACAGGAGGCTAGCCGCTTTGCAAGAAGCGGCTAGAATTTTATGTCCGACAATCGAATCGCTAGATTTGGCACATTAATCAATAGAGCGGCGTCGGTCACGTCGCCGGCCGGTGTACAAAGTGGTACACGCGGCGGCGATATCACATATTTAAATGTATCATCGATTAATTTTTCCAAAGAATTATTTACAGCCTTAGATGTTGCATGTCGTGTACAAGCAGGTTTAATTGCAGATCAAATTATGGAAGTTGTATTAAATCAAAGTCATTCTGCATTTGGAGGTGTAAAATATCCGAATTCAACACGTCGATATCCTAAAACATTTCCGGATGGAGGGTTAAGGGAATCAGGTAAATATTTACGCAGTTGGGAATTAAAGACTTTAAGTGGAATGGTAAAGCAAGCCAAGAAAATGTCTCCCGAGCAAATGGGCAAATCCAGGCATTTTGTAGTTCGAAATACTAAGGTTCGATATGGTGGGGATGGGCAGGTATATCCGGTAGCGAAATATTTAGAATTTGGTGGAGCCAGAAAGCCTGCAAAAAAAGGTAGGTACATATTAACTAAAGCAGTTAATTATGTATTATCTGCAAACAAATATGGCATAAAATTCCCGACTGGGTACTTAGCACGAGCCTTAAAAGTTCCTGGTGTTGCCGGGTATACAGAGCCGAAAGTTTAAAGCATGAATATTCGTGACGCCAAGAAAGCCATTGAGACATATATTAGCACTAATATAGTTGAATATCCGGTATACTATGATAATATAGAGATAAGTGACAATATAAATGAATTATTTATAGATGTCAAATTAGAATTTGCAAATACAAATTTTTTAAGTATCGGTGATACAAGCCAGCGTCGAGTAACTGGAATGTTAATATTCGACGTATATGATTTAGCTAACACTGGTAGAGGCAACATAACG